CTGTAGCTTCTGAACGCTTCATTGAAATCATTGAAGATGCAAAAGACACTGCTCGTTTTGTATTAAACTTACGTGTCTTAGTTACCGAAGCTGTTGAGCCCGGTGCGTTTCCAACAATTTGCAAAGCATATTCAAAAGGATATACTCCTTGCGAACCAAACATAAGTGTTTTAGTGTTTGCTCCATCTTGGTTTGCTTTAATATCTGCTCCACCAGTAGAGTTGTCATAACTCCATGCTGTTGCAAGGTTATTTAATGTACCCTCAGCGAGAGTTGTCTTAACCATTACCTTAACTTTTGATTGAATTACTTTTGCGGCATCTCCGTATTGATCAATCTCAATGTCAACCATATCTGGTTCCCATGAAATTTCAACACCACCTGTTGTTGCGCCTACGCTTGTAAGTGCATCAAAGCCTGCAAGATTCAATGTTGTATTTGAAGCGCCTGTCTTAACTTCGGCTTCTCCGACAACAATATTTGAAACTGTTACTGCCATTTTATTCCTCCATAAAACTTATTCAAGGATAAATATTTTTTTACCCTTGCGGTCCCGCCAGGAAGATATCTTCTTAGCGTGATCTGGGTTTATCTCATCCGAACGGGTTCCGACACCAACGCCTTTCTGCCATTCAAAATCATAAACCTTAGAACCTAATTTAACGACAAACCCTGGGGTCTTGCCGATATATGTAATTACATTATACTTCATATATATTTATTCTACCACAAATTCATCAAAGGCTTACTGATATTAGATAAAAATCCATATCCATTAAATACCAACCCTCTTTTTCTATAGGCTCGGTTAGATTTGTAGAATATAAAAATGAATTTAAAATCCTGACATTGGAACTAGGGATTGTACCTTGAACCTCATCTGATTGCCCAAGCAGCGCAATAAATCTTTCAGATATGCTGAACAAGCGAGCGACATCTGAATCATAAATTGAATACCTAACAGCATCTCTTCTTATCCAATAAGATTCAATTGAAGGAGTGCCTGGTTCGTAGTAATATACCACGAACGGGGCGGTTTCTGAACCATAACCAACTACTGGGAAAAAATTCATCACTTTCCCAGCAATGCTTGTTAATGTAGCATCGGCTCTTAAAAATGTATTTACATCGTAGACACTTATTGGCATAATTACCCTCTTGGGATATCAGTAGATGGTCTTGAAACCCCACCTCTTTTCCCGAATCCTTCTTTTGTCAGTGATTGATTAATTAAATCAACAACTACTTGTCTAGCAAGTTCTCTAACTTCTGGTCTCTTACTTTTAATTCTAGCTTTCTTAACACGCTTATAGAATTGGCCATAACCTTCAGCGATACTTTCTGAACGTAATTTCATAGCATCTTTTTTCTTAGGATAAATATATCCGCCGCCTTTTTTGCCGGTTAAAACTATTGATGAAGCAATCTGAACATTTCTTCCATTCTTTCCTGATTTAGAACCCTTAGCCGGAGAGATCACCAGTTTTGCTCCAACAGGTCCAAACTGCATAGCTTTTACTTCTAAATACCTAGCCGCTCTTGATACTTCAGGAAGTCTATTTTTTAACTTTTGTTCAGCAGCATTTATTGCTCTCATTTGAGCAGCCTGTAATCTTAATGGTAAAATTTGTGTATTAAGAGCGGCGTATTCCATTTGAGCGCTCGCTGTTTTATTAATTGAAATTTTAAGCATTCTCTACAACCTTCCTGCAAGTTAAAAGGACTTGTCTGACTTTACCATTAAATCCAATTTGTTTATGGATATTGACAATCTCCACAGGTCCCACTTCAATAACATTGCCATACTTATCAACCACATTTCTGATGCGATTGCTATACGAAGCATAAGCTGCATCTTTGTAAGAAATATAAAATTCTATTTCATCAATATTGTCTGTGTATGGGTATGTTCTTCTTTCCGAAGACATCGCCTGATATAAGGCTTTAATTGTACCAGCTAAAGCGTATGTTGTAGCCCTTTGCCCTGCTGCATTTACAGTTGTTGTTTTTGTATAAACATCAATCTCATGCGGAAGTTTTAAAAAAGTTCCGTTAGACATTTAAACCACATAGTCCATTACAAATAATGTATAATCCATCAATAAAACATCAGCATCAATATTTCCAGTTGACTCGTAAAATGAAACATTATTTTTTGTTTCATATTCAATAGTATCCATGTCAACCCTAGATATGCCATGCCTTCTGTATTCAGAATCATCGTTCATCATATCTTCCAAAAGTAGGTCAGCGGCTTGCTCAATATTATTTGGAACAAATTGCCAGCCAAAATCACCTTCAATTTTATAATCATCTTCAGCATCAAACTTGGCAGTCGCAATAAGAGTCTGGATACTATCTAATAATGATTTCTTATATTGTAGATAATATGTACTACCAAAATTATGAGGCTCTTTAGTTTTTTCAATATTATTTAAAGTTGCATCAGTGTAATCATGTACAACAGCCTGGTCTGAATCCCCAACATTGACTGTTACTTTTCTCAAAGTAGAAATCGGGATAGGGAGATGAATTACTTTTTTACCAGAACCTTGAATTTCTATATATTTATTTGGAAAATAATCAAAAGATTGACCACAAAAAGTATTAATAATATTTCTTACTTTCTTTTCCATTTTATCAAATTTATCCGACCAATCTGTTTCTAGTTCTGAATGGTCTTCAAAAAATGTATCACTATCAATATACGGAGTGTAAACATTTATGTATTGAGATTGCGTATATGATGTTCCGCTTACAGTGTAAGTAAAATCAGCTCTATATCTTCCGGCTGAATTTAAAATATAAATACCAGAAGCTTGCTGACCATAAGTGATTGTGTAAACGCCAGTGCCAGTTCTTGTTGCATTAGTTGGGCCGCTAACAAGTGAACCGAACTCGTGGTAAAGACTTGTAGAAACAACATTGGATGTAGGATCACTTGGCAAAGTTAAAGTAAGCGTTTTACTTGTGTTAATTTTTACATCATCCATGATATATTAATTATAACAGAGAACGCCTTCTAAGCCTTAGAAGGTTTGCATCGCCAAAGACACTTCTAGGTCACTAACCTGAGCATCTAATTCAGAAACACCCACCCCGCCACTAATGTCAAAAGAAACAATAGCATTGCTAGAGTCTTTATAAAACAAAATTTGATCGGCATAGTTGATAGCAATTTCCCCATATTCCAAAGAAGCCGGAGCGCTTGCGACTGTGCCTGAGTTTTTTATTTTTATAACATTAGCCATTTTGCCTCTTAATTAAAATGTTCCGCCATCATATGTAGCTGTATTAGCTGCAACATTAGAAAGGAAAGAACTAAATGCCTGAACATCTGTACCAATAGCAAGACCTAATGCAGTTCTTGCAGTTCCGGCAGTTGTTGAACCAGTACCACCGTAAGCAAGACCTACAGCAGTACCTTGCCATACACCTGTACCAATTGTTCCAACCGAAGTAAGACTTGATGTAACAACACTTGAAGCAAGAGTTGTATTAGAAAGAACAGATGAGCCACCAATATAGAATGACTTGCCAGCAACAATATTGAAATGCTCAGAAGATGTCCAGGCATCAGTTGCGTCAACCCAGTTAAGTGTTTTGTCTGTTGCGCCCTTAAGAGTAATACCGCCGCCATCTGCGCCAGCATCTGTTGGGCTTGCGACTGAACCAAGAGTAAGATTCTTGTCATCAATTGTGATTTCTGTTGAGTTAATAGTCGTTGTTGTACCGTTAACTGTTAAGTCACCTGAAAGAACAAGTGATGTACCAGTAGCAGCACCAATGTTTGGTGTTACGAGTGTTGGTGTATTAGCAAATACTAGAGCACCAGTGCCAGTTTCATCCGAAATAATTCCAGCAAGTTCTGATGATGAAGTAGCTGCAAAATCCGAAAGTTTATTATTAGTAAGCGCTACAGTACCAGTTGCGTCTGGAAGACTTACGGTTCTGTCGGCTGTTGGATCTACAACATACAGTGTTGTTTCAAAATCATTATCTGTCGTTCCCTCAAAAATGATGTTATGTGTTGCTGGAAGCAAGATACCATGAATAACTGGTGTTTGACCAACTGCCGTAATGGTTGGACCATTGATGGTTGGCGTAGTAAGAGTCTTGTTTGTAAGTGTCTGAACATTTGTAGTTCCAACTACTGCACCTGTTGCACCATGTGCTTCTGTTAAATTTCCGTGAGTTGTGAGGTTTCCTGCGACTGTTGAAGCTGAACCGTAAGCATCGTAAGTATTTGCTGTTACCGAAATTGCGCCTGTTGAGTCAGTGTAGGTAAGACCTGTGCCAACTGCATTTCCTACAGCATCTTGTGCTGCTTCAGCAAAGTCAGTAATTGCACTTGATGCAATTGAGATTGATGTAGACACAGCATTGGTCAAACGACCTTGAGCGTCAACTGTAAATGTTCCAACTGCAGATGCATTACCATATGTAGCAGCTGTAACGGCAGTATTGTCAAGATTAATTGTTAATGTGTCAGTTGCGCTTGCAACAGATGAAAGACCTACTCCACCAGAAATAGTGAGTGTATCACTCAAGCTAACTGTTTGGTTTGAACCGCTATCTCCAGCAACATAGATTGAGCCAGAAACTGCACTAACTGCACTATCAACATAGGCTTTAGTTGCAGCATGAGTGTTTGCAGTTGGAGTTGCAACAATT